GTCACGCGCGAGATAATTGAATACTCGACAGGGGGGGGTGTACATGGCAGGAGGGCGACCGAAAAAACCAACAGCATTAAAAGTGCTCGAAGGGCGAGCGAAGGGGACCCCTTCCGGCGAACCTCGCCCTGTCCTCGGGATTCCGGAGTGCCCCGAGTGGCTCATGGACGACGCAAAAGAAGAATGGGACAGGGTAGCCCCGGAACTTTTCCGGCTCGGGCTGCTCGCAAAAATCGACAGGACGGCGCTCGCCGGATATTGTCAGTCGTATGGAAAGTGGAAGGCGGCTGAAGAGGCTATCAGCAAGAAGGGCATGGTGTTCCCTGTCCTGGGCGAAGACGGGCAGCCGAAATACTATCAGCAAACGCCGGAGGTTGGGATAGCGAACCAATGCCTGAAACAGATCCGGGCGTTCTGTTCGCTGTTCGGGCTGGATCCATCCTCCAGGGCAAAGATGGACCTTCCGTCAAACAAAGAGGACGACGACTTCGCCTTCAAACTTCGCTCGAAGATAGGTTGATCCCATGTTTTCACGCAAAAAAGCAGACTGGGCGATTGAGTTCATCGCACGGCTGACACACACAAAAGGCGAATGGGCAGGCAAGCCCTTCCTGCTTCAAAAATGGCAGAAGATGTTTTTAAAGGAACTCTTCGGGCGCGTCAAGGGCGACGGTTTGAGACAATACCAGACCGCGTATCTGGAGATTCCTCGAAAAAATGGCAAATCGGAGCTTGCCGCCGCTATCGCTCTTTTCCTATTGTTCGGAGACAACGAACCAGGCGCGGAGATTTACAGCGCAGCGGCTGACCGGGAGCAGGCATCCCTCGTGTTCAACGCGGCCGCGCAGATGGTCCGCAATGACCCTGTGCTCTCCGGCATGTGCAAAATCATCGATTCTCAGAAGCGGATCGTATTCTACGAGACGGCGAGTTTTTACCGGGCCATCAGCGCGGAAGCATATTCGAAGCACGGATTCAACGCCCACGCCGTCATCTACGACGAAATCCACTCCGCTCCGAATAGAGACCTATGGGATGTACTTTCCACGTCCATGGGTGCGCGGACTCAACCGCTCATGCTCGGCATCACCACGGCGGGATACGACCGGAATTCCATCTGCTGGGAACTCCACGACTACGGGCAAAAAATCATTGACGGAGTTGTTGAAGATCCTACATTTTTCCCACTGATTTTTGCCGCCGAAGAGGGCGACGAATGGACGGATGAAGCGGTCTGGCGCAAGGCGAATCCTAATCTTGAGGTGTCAATCAAACTGGATTTTCTGCGCCGGGAATGCAAACGCGCCCAGGAAATCCCCGCCTACCAGAACACGTTCCGGCGGTTGTATCTGAATCAGTGGACCACGCAGGAAACGCGCTGGCTGGATATGGAACGGTGGCGGTCCTGCGGGTGCGACTTCGACCCGGAATACCTCTCCGAGCTGCGCTGCTGGGCCGGAGTTGACCTGTCCAGCACCACGGACCTCTCTTCCTGTGCCCTGGTGTTCGAGCCGGACGAGGAGGACCGGGTGCACATCCTCTCGTTCAACTGGATTCCCGGTGAAAATATCGCCGCCCGGGTACGGCGGGACCGGGTGCCATACGATACATGGGCGCGGGACGGACACCTGACCGCCACGGACGGGAACGTGATAGACCACGATTACATCCGGCGCACCATAGCGCAGGATTTGAAGGCGGCCTTCCCGTATCTGGAGGTTGTGGGGTACGACCCCTGGAACGCGACTAAGTGGGCCATTGACCTTGAAGGGGACGGCGTTCCGGTTGTGCAGATCAGACAGGGGTACAAGACCATGAGCCCCGCGTGCAAAGAATTGGAGCGGCTTGTCCTCGGAGGGTATCTCCGGCATAACAATAACCCAGTGCTCACCTGGGCTATGGACAATGTAATGATCACGCAAGACCCGGCGGGAAATATCAAACCGGCGAAGGACAAGGCGACTGAGAGGATAGACCCGGCAGTTGCTCTAATAACCGCCATCGCTACCATGCTGGAATTCCGTGACGAGCCGTCAATCTATGAATCAAGGGGAATACTGACCCTGTAATCCATAAATTAATTTGTGAATAGTATTTCCCGTTTTAGTAGTCACAAGCTGTTACCTCAAAAACCCGGCTTGCCAGAGGCAGGACGGAGCAAGGGACTCCGACCCCGCCTGGCGAATCGGAGAAAAACAATAGCCGCTTCCTTCACGGAGGCGGCTTTTTTATTGCAAAAAAGGAGGTGAAAAACCCTGAAAAAGAGCGTTTTCGCGCAAATAAAAGACATTTTCCGGCGGGGATTGTACCCCGGAGGACATCCGTCGGAAGCCGAGATCGTTCGCCTGATCACAGGAGCAAGCTTGACGGAGAACATCGTGACTGAAGAAAAGGCCATGAGATTCTCGGCCGTTTACTCCTGCACTCGCGTCCTCTCGGAGTCAGTAGCGCAATTGCCGCTCAAAATCTACCGGCGCAAGGGGGACGGGAGGCAGGAGGCCGCTGACCATTACCTATACCCCCTGTTGCACAGCGCTCCTAACCCGCAGCAAACGGCGTTCAACTTCTGGGAGGCGGTTACCGCGAGCCTCGCTCTCTGGGGTAACGCCTACGCTCTCATCGACCTGGACAATGCCGGACGGGTGGCGGCGCTCTGGTTCCTCGACCCGTCCACGGTCATGCCGCGGAAGGACATCGCCACCGGAAAACTCGTCTACGACGTGAAACTCACCGACGGCACGAACAAGACGCTCATGTGGGACGAGTTATTTCACATCCCGGGGCTGGGATTCGACGGTCTTCGGGGTCATTCCGTGGTGAAGGTGGCGGCGGAGGCCATCGGGCAGGGGATAGCGGCCAGCGAGTACGCTGGGAGATTTTTCGACAATGACGCAACGCCGAGGGGCGTTTTGGAGACGGATGCGTTTTTCAAAGACCCGTCTGCCGTCGAACGTCTTCGCAAAAGCTGGAACGACCTCTACCAGGGTACGGATAACGCCCACAGGGTGGCCATCCTTGAAAACGGCCTGAAATTCAAACCGCTGACGATCAATCCCGAGGACGCGCAGCTTCTCGAAACGCGCAAGTTCAACCGTTCGGAGATCGCTGGGATATTCCGCGTGCCGCTGCACATGATCGGCGACCTGGACAAGGCCACGTTTTCAAACATCGAGCACCAATCAATCGACTTCGTGAAATTCAGTCTCTCGCCATGGCTCAAAAGGATTGAACAGGCTATATCCCTGCAGCTCTTCTCTCCGGGGGAGCGCAAGCGGTATTTTGCCGAGTTCAAAACAGACGCGATGCTCAAGGGAGATACAAAAAGCCGGTATGAAGCATACGAGGTCGCCATCCGCAGCGGGTGGATGTCGATCAACGAGGTCCGGGGGCTGGAGAACCTGAACCCGGTGGACGGCGGCGACGAGCACTATCTACAGATGCAGATGGTGCCTATCAGCATGGCGGGGAAGGAGGCAGAGGATGGACAGGGAAATAAGAGCGATCCCGGCGGAGTTCCGGATCCAGCAGAAGGAGAATGAGCCGCTGAAGATCATCGGCTACGCGGCGCGGTTCAACGAGCTCTCGGAAGAAATGTGGGGCATGCGGGAAAAAATCTCCCCCGGAGCATTCACGGAAGCCATCGGAAAAAGCGATGTCCGGGCACTCTGGAACCACGATCCAAACTACGTACTCGGCAGAACAAAAAACGGCACCCTGCAAATCCGCGAGGACGAGCAGGGTCTTTTTTATGAGGTCACACCGCCGGACGCGCAATGGGCGCGGGACCTGGTGGAGTCAATCAAGCGCGGGGACGTTGATCAGTCCTCCTTCGCCTTCACGGTGGACGTAGAGGCGTGGGATGAATCGAACAATCCCGTCATCCGGACCATCGTCAAGGTCCGGGAGTTGTTCGACGTTTCGCCAGTCACGTACCCGGCATATCCCACGGCTACCAGCGGCGTGAGGTCTCTGGGCGACGTGGCGAAGGAGCACAAGGCGGCACCTGCACCAAAAGCCCCGGAACATCTCCGGGACAAACTCAAATTCTTGGAGGTATGAAA